GACCTGCAGGCCGCTCGCGTTGAGGGTGCGGCCCATGTACGGGTCGACCACGATCGGGGAGCCCATGAACTGCGCCACCTGGCCGGTGACGTTGGAGGCCTGGTTGCCGATCTTGTCGATGGTCTGGAAGTCGGCCCAGTTGGTCTTGTCCGCCATCATCTTGTAGAGGGCGGCGGTGCTGGTGACCCAGAGCAGGTTCTGGATGTCTTCGGCGTACTGGGGGTCCAGCTTGTCGAGGGTGCGCACCAGGTCGGCGGGGGTGAACGCCGCCTCATGGCCCGAACTGGCATCCTGCGCGTTGTACGTGGTCGACAGGTCGATCGCGTGCTTGCGCAGGCCCTTCCGCAGCCGGCGGCAGTCGCGGCTGTCAGTGACCGACGCGGTGTCCATGTGGGTGGCGCTGTTGTCGCCGCTGAGCAGCAGCGCGTCCTGGCCGTCGACCATCGAGCGGGCCATGCGCGACATAATGTACGGCATGGCGTCGACCACGCTGTTTTCATCGGCCTTGCGGCTCAGCGCCACCCGAAGGCCGATGTAGTCCGCGGACCAGGTCATCTTGTCGCTGGCCGCGTCGCGGGTCGGGATCAGCGCCGCGGTGTCACCCTTGGGCTCGTCGATCATGTACGGCAGGCCCATATCGGCGCCTACCGGCCAGTCCATCGGGCTGCGCGACAGGGTGATGTTCTGCACCAGGTTCGGCAGGCGCCGGAGCTGCCGCACGGTGTCCAGCAGGCGGTCGCTGAACCCGGTCGGGATGAAGTCGGCGTTGTCCGTGGTGTTGAACGCCTTCTGCACCTCGCCGGCCACGTCGCGCAGGTCGCGGTAGCAGTTGAGCGACGCCGGGTCCTTGCGCAGCATCACCGAGCAGGTGTGCACCACGTCGTTGAGCTGCTTGAACTCCTCCAGCAACTCGTTGCCGGACGTCGGCTTCTGCAGCAGGTCCTCGCAGGACCGGCGCCGCACGCCGCGCTCTTCGCCGCCGTCGCCGTTCGGCGCCAGGCGTTCCACCGGCGCCCCGGCCTTCATGCCGGAGATGGCGTCCGTGATCAGGTTCTGGATGAAGTCGGGGTCGTGCAGGTTCTGAACCGCCTTGCCGATGTCGGCCAACTGCTGTTCGACCTGCTCCATGGTCAGTTCGGCCACGTGTAGTCTCCTCACTTGCCCAGACGTTGGGCAAGCTGCCCAACCAGTGCCTGAACGAGCTTCTCGCCGGCCGCTTCCACAGCCGGCTTCAGCCCGTCCAGGCGTTCAGTGATGCCCCGCAGGTCAGCAGCGGATAGGGCTCCGTCGGTCGGATTGGGCTCCGAGGGCGGGGGCGGGTCAGCGGCCGGCTCGGCCAGCGAGCGTCCCAGGATCTCCTCCAGGGCCGCGGTGTGTTCCGCCAGCGTGTCGGCGCTGACGGGAAACTCGACGCCGCTGCGGCGGCAGTGGCGGGCGAAGTTGCGCAGGCTGGTCAGGGCGCCCATCGCCCGCTTCACGTCCTCGGCCGCGCGTTCCTCGCTGGATTGCAGCGCGGACGGGTAGTAGGCGCGCAGCACCCGCTCGGCCGCGTCGTGCCCGTCGTGCGCAGCCTTCACCAGCGCGTCGGGATTGGCCGGGATGGTGACCGTGCTGTACTCCAGGAGTTCGGTATTCCAGGCCACGAACACGCCGCGATCCTTGTCGTAGCGCCAGCCCGGTTCGTCGTTCTCCCACTTGTAGTAGAAGCCGATGCTGAACGCCCGCATGAAGCCGTCGCGGTACAGCTCCCACACGTCGTTGGCAAGCTGGTGCCCGGCGAACTGCGTGGTGGCAGCCAGGCCGCGGCCTTCGACCACCTCCAGCGCGACCGCCTTGCCCACCGCCGGTACCCGCATGTCGTGCATCCACAGCACCACTGGGTTCTTGCGGTAGCGTTCCAGGTCGATCCCGGTGGCCAACACGATCTCGTCGTAGCTGTCCACGGTTTCGGTGCTTACCCAGGCCTCGACCTGGCGCTTGCCCTCGTCGATGCCGCGGATCTCCAATGGGCAGGCGAAGGTGCGGAGTACGCCTTGGGCGCGGTCAATCTTCATCGTCAGCTCCCGGCAGCACAGCCGCCACCACGCACTTGCAGTTGATGCCCTCTTCGGCCGGCAGCATGGGGTCGCCCGGGTACATGGCGCGGAACCCGTGCACGTCGAATGCCTCGCCTACCTCGCGCACCTGCCCATCAACATCACCGTGGCGGCTGTTGGGCAGGCGGCTGTACAGCCACTCGCGGGCCATGCCGGCGGCAGCGATGGCCGCGTCGGCGCCGTGGTTGAACGCAGTGCCCATCTCTGTCTCGGCGATGGTCCGGGCCCGGTTGGCGTAGCGTCCCAGCTCCTCGGCCTCGCCACCCAGCGCGAACGCATCCTCGATCGCGGTGATGACGCCCGGCAGACCCTCGCCCTGTTCCAGCGCCGCGGCGATGCTCTGGCTCAGCCGCTCACGGGTGGCATTGTTGATGTGCGCCACCTGGCGCGCGCCATGCTCGCGGATGAAGTCAAGCGAGGCCTGGCTGACCTGGTTGAGTTCCACGTCCAGTTCGAACAGCTCGATGGTGCCCGCGGCTCCGGCGCTGATGCCGTTGCCGATGGCGCTCTGCAGCACCCGCGCAATCGGGTCGTCCGACCACTCGGGGAAGATCACCGCGGCGATGTCACTGCCGGCATCACGTTCGCCCCACAGCAGCGCGGCGGCGTCCTTGGCGCGCTCAGCCTGCGCCTCCAGGCCGTCGTGCACCTGGCTGGTGACGATGGCCTCAACCGCCGCCCGCGCCGCCGAGAGGCGTGCAAGCGTCTCTCGGCGGCGGTCGTCGGCGGTGGCTTTGGCGGAGGGTGCCATGCGCTCCCCGGTGGCGTCCGGGGAACCTTGTTCCTCCACAGGTGTGGAGGTATCGGCGGCCTCGTCAACCGGCGGCTCGACGGGCTCCGGCGCCGGCTCCACAGCCTCGGCCTCGTCCACGTCGTCGCCGTAGACCTGCCGCAGCGCCCAGATGGTGCGGGTACCGGCTTGCGTCAGCGCCAGCACCGTCTTGGACTTCTCCAGCGCGTTCTCGCGCAGGGCCTCCACCTCGGACAGGTCAGCGAAGACCTCGACGCCCTGGCCGTACTGGCGGGCCAGGACCACGTTGAAGATGTCGACCGCGTCCTTGACCACCGGCACGATGGCCAGGTCCCACATGGCACGGAAGCTCTGTTCGAAGTTCCGCAGCGTGGCGTTGTCCATGTCACCTAGCAGCGGCGGCGGGATGTGGTAGACCTTGGCCACATCGCGGGTAGTCAGCTTGTCCAGCTCCAGGAACTGCATGTCGGCGGGCGTGAGCTGCAAGCTCTGGATGGTGCCGGGCACCGGCATAACCAGTAACTCGTGAGCGTGCTTCACGCCGCGGTGCCGCGCCTTCAGGCTCTCGGCCATCTTCTCGCGCTGGTCTGCCTTGAAATCGTCCTTGGGCCACACCACGCCGTCGGCCATCATGCCGTTGGTGAAGATCGACCGGTTGGCTTCCTTGGCTGCGTGCTCGCTGTCCAGGCCAACTCGCAAGCTTTCCAGCGGGCTCATGCCGCGCAGTTCGTCGCGCGGGTTCCACATCAACAGCGGGATCACGTCTGCAATCGCTAGTTCCTTAGCCTCGTTCTCAGACTTGCCGGGCGGGATCCAGCGGTACCCGCTGATGTAGTTTTCGGGGTCCGGCATGACCCGCATTTCCAACCCGCTCTTGGCCCACAGCTCGGACGGCAGGCCCTTGCCGTCGCGGTTGATGACGACGAACGCCTCTCCGGTCAGCCAGTGCCAGCGGTACATCCGGCCACGGAACCCGCGCCCGCCCTGAAAGGCGTTGCCGGTCGACAGCAGCGTGGCCAGCGGGTGGTTCTCGCGCTCTTCACCGCGCACCTTGACCTTCATCGGGATGTCGGAGGCGTTGCGGGCCAGCAGGTCGACTGCGGCATACACGTCGTCTGCGGTGGCGTAGCGGCCGGTGTCACTGACCGCCTTCGGACCGGCGGACACACCGTGCTTGCGGTCCCAGTCCCAGCGGCGACCGGAGGCCACCTCGCGACCCAAGCCCTTTTCGATCACCTCCTGGACGCCGAGTTGGTAGCTGCCGATTGCGCGTCCCAGCCAGTAGAGAATGCCCATCAGACCACCAGGATCCCGTAGTCACGGGCCGCGTAGACTTCCGCCTCGCGGGCGATGGCCAGGCTCATGACACGGTCGTCGTGCAGACCGCTCGGAGCGCTGTACGTGGACATTCCGGTCGGGGTCTTCTTGGACTCGAAGGCGCGCAGCTCGCCCTTCAAGACTTGGCAGTCAGGGATCCAAATGCGGCGGTGGTCAAAGTCGGCGATAAGCTGGCCGACGATGCGGCACTTGCTCGCGTTGGTGGTATCGAACCGGATCACGTCGATGCCAGCGGCGGCGGCCATGTCGCACAGCACGTCGCCGATGCCAGTGGACTCGGCCAACACCGCCAGGGCGTTGTGCCGCTTTACGAACTGGGCCAGGCGGTCAATCTGGACGTTGTAATCTACCTTCTGGTCAGCCTCCTGCTCAAGCGCAGCTTGGTTGTCGATGTCGTAGGCGGTGAACACGGACCAGTCGTTCTGCTTGGCCCAGTCCACGCCGACGACCTTGCGGCCGCGGCCGATGGCCAGGTCGGCGTAGGCCCATACCTTGCCCTGCCAGCAGCCCAGCCCGGTGCACTCATCGATGTTGCGGAAGACGGCGCCGTCCTTGACGAACTGGGCCAGCCATTCCTGCTGATAGGTGCGCTCGCTGACGCGCTCCTTGGCCCGCGCCGCGGCGCGCTGAATGCGGGGGTTGGGGTTATCGCTGGACGGCGCGACCCAGGACTTGTACTCCTCGCCGTCACCCTGCACGCCGCGGTACCACTCGTCGGCGAACCAGTTGAAGCCGTACGGGGTGCTGATCAGAATGGCGTCGCCGTCGTGGTCCGCCAGGGTGGGCTGGATGACGTCGGACCAGCTCTCACCGCGGCACTTCGCCGCCTCGTCGATCACCGCCAGGTGGAAGTCCTCGCCCCGCATCCCGTCAATGCTGTCATCGGAGTACAGCGCCAGAAAGCCGCCGTTGGCGAACTCGGCCACCCGCTCATTGCGGAGCAGCCGCACCGCGCCGGCCTTCTTCAGCTCGGCCAGCGAGTTCTCCACCGTGCGCCACAGCGGGCGGGTGTTCTTGTAGGTCGGGGCAATCCACGCAGCGCGGCCACCGCTCGCGGCCAGCGCCAGCGTGATGCACGCGCCCAGGACTGACTTGCCCCAGCGGCGACCCATACAGACCACCTTAACCTTCGCTGGATGCGTCGCTATCGCCCATTGGTCCGGGCGCAAGCGGGGCAATGGCATCGCGATAGTCAATCGGCTGCACCTCGATCTTCAGCGCCCCGCCGTCGGCGCCGGTAAGCTCCTGCCGCACCGTTTCGCGGTACGTCTCGGGCGCGTGGCTCTTGAGCAGCAGGACCATCAGGGTGTCGCTGTACTCGCGCTCATAGCCGACGATCTCGCCTTTGTAGTACTCGGCCTTGCGCACGCCCTCAACGGCCCTCCGAAACGCCTCTCGCTCCAGCCTGCCGATGCCCTCGGCCAGCGCTTCTTCCCACTCCGCAGCAAACTCGGGGTTGTCCTTGCGGTGCGCATAAGCGGTATTTTTGCGGACTCCGGCCGACTTGCAGGCCCAGGCAACGACTGGTGTCCGGCGCAAGGCGCGCAGGAACTTCGGGTGCCACTCGTCGGTCTTTCGGCCCGGCAGTCCCATGGGTCATCCCGTCTCCACAGTTGTGGAGGTCAGTTGCTCCCGGCGTTGTGGTGGCGCATCACCTGCACGGCCTCCTGCATCAGCGCCACGCTGGCGCGGGTGACCTCGGAGTTTTCGCGGGTGGCGACGGTGTTGCCCTCCACCACCTCGGCCAGCCGGTTGACGACGGCCTCATGGCTGCTGCGGAGGGT